AGCGATAAGAACGCCATTACTTCCCGTATCATCTGCACCAACACACTGCTGAACACTAACAGATTACATCTTTTACGCGGCTGTGATCTACTGCGGGCAGGACTTGAGGGTGCTGTATGGGACAGCAAGGCCGCCGAAAAGGGCGAAGATAAACGCCTTGATGACTTTACTTCGGATATTGATATTTTGGATGCGTTTGAATATTCCTTCGAGCGCTTTATGAGAAAGCTGGTGAAATAATTGGATACAATCGAAGCTGCACCGATTCTGAAATACTTGAATAAAAAATACGGTACAAGTCTGCAGACACAATATTACGATCACATCCGGCTCTGGAAGGCTTGGTGGTGTGGCTATGTAGAAGCCTTCCACCGCTATTATGAACTGAATGGCAACAAGAAGCAGGAACGCAAGCTGTACTCCATGAAAATGGCAAAGAAAGTCTGTGAAGACTGGGCTTCTATTTTACTGAATGAAAAAACGGAGATTGCCATTGCCGACAAGGCAAGCAGCGAATTTGTACAAGGACCGAAACAGATCACTGGAATACTGGGAAACAATGATTTCTGGAGTAAAGGCAACGAATTGGTAGAACGTGCTTTTTACAGCGGCACAGGCGCTTTTGTTCTGCGGCTAGTAAATGCACCGGTGAATAGCGGTGGAACAATCCTTCGCTCCCCGGAAACACGGATCGGCGTCAACTATCTTGATGCGCCGTATATCTTCCCTATTTCCACGCAAACCGGCAGGATCATGGAGGCAGCGTTTGCTTCTATACAGTTGGTTCACGGAAAATATCAAATTTATTTGGAAGAGCATACGCGCGGCACCGACGGGCTGTACAGCATTACCAATGAGCTTTTTGCGTATGATGACGGTTCCTTCCGTCCTCTTCCGCTTCCGGATGGTATTGCTCCGACTATTTCAACTGGATCCTCGATTCCTTGGTTCTCCATCATTGAGCCGAACCTTTCCAACAATCTTCCTTATTCCAACGGAATGGGACTTTCTGTCTATGCAAATGCTACCGACGAGCTGCAGAATGTAGATATCGCATTTAATAACTTCGTTAAGGACTTTAAGCTCGGCGGCAAAAAAGTCTTTTATGACCAGTCTTTGGTTCGCCATACTGAAAACGGTGCGGTCATTACCCCGGATGACATGGCACAGCAACTATTTCTTACGGTCAAATCCGGGAACGATTTGGATGGCGACAAAAACCTACCTTTGCATGAATATAATCCGACACTGCGGGTTGATGAAAACACAAAGGGCATTCAGACAGCACTTGACTATCTCAGCTTCAAATGCGGACTCGGCACGCGCTTCTATTCCTTTGACGGAGGTACTATTCAGACAGCCACACAGTACACCGGAGAGCGACAGGATCTTGTTCAGAACGCCAATAAGCATTACATTGTGGTGGAACGGGCTTTACAAAATCTTGTGCGCGGTATTCTTTACATTGGCCGCGAATTTCTCGGCCAGCCTGTAAATGAAAACTGCGACATCGAAATCAAATTCGAAGATTCCTACATCATCGACAAGGAGCAGGAACGTGAACGGGATCGGCAGGATGTGCGGGACGGCTTAATGCAAAAATGGGAATACCGTGTCAAATGGTATGGAGAATCAGAAGAAAAAGCGAAAGCTGTGCTTGAATCCGCTGCAGATATTACAAATCCGTTCGGTTTCAGCCAACAGCAAAAGCCGGGTGACAATAATGCTGCCACCTGAATATCTCGGTCACATTGCGGATGATATTGTAGAGTTGTACAGCCAACTTGACCAGCTTATTATTCGTGATATTGTGCGGCGCATTATGAAAACTGGATGCGTTACTGATACAGCCGCCTGGCAGATCGAGAGGGTACAGGATTCTGGTCTGCTCTATAGCGAGGTAATTGCAGAAGTCGCAAAATTCAGCGGAGCTTCTGCATCACAAGTTCGCACCTTATTTCAGGACGCAGGTGCAGAGATGCTCAAGTATGACAGCACCATATATACCGCCGCAGGACTGTCTCCCCCGCCGCTTGCCATGTCACCCGCAGCACAGCAGGTACTGAATGCCGGACTTGCAAAGACAAGCGGATACCTGCAGAATCTCACAAAAACAACCGCTAACGGCGCACAGCAAGCTTACATCCATGCTGCAACAATCGCAGAAATGCAGGTGGACAGCGGTGCTTTTGATTACACGACGGCGATCCGCAACGCGATACGGTCTGCTATTGATGACGGGAACTGGGTTACCTACCCGACCGGGCATCATGACCGGCTGGACGTTGCAACCCGGCGGGCTGTAATGACCGGTGTCAATCAAACCTCGGCACAGGTAAGTCTTGCCTATGCCGACGACATGGGATGTGACCTTGTAGAAACAACTGCTCACATCGGCGCACGGCCGGAACATGCTGTCTGGCAGGGCAAAGTATTCAGCAGATCAGGTAAAAGCCGCAAGTATCCTGACTTTGTGGAAAACACACGGTACGGATACGGAGACGGGCTCTGCGGGTGGAACTGCCGGCACAGCTTTTACCCGTACTTTGAAGGAATATCGGAATCCGCTTACCCAAAGTCAAAACTTAATGAGTACAAAAACAAGACCGTTGAATATCAGGGTACCAAAATGAGCTATTACGATGCTACCCAACGGCAGCGCGCAATGGAACGTGCTATCCGTGATACCAAACGGCAGGCAGCAGGCTTCGACGAGGCTGTAAAGTCTGCAAAAGATGATGCAACCGCAAAAGCCATGAAACAGGAATTTGACTCTGCAGCGGTAAAGCTCAAACAGCAGGAATCTATCCTAAAAGATTTTACGCAGAAGACAGGGCTCGAACGAGAGCGGAATCTTGAACAGGTTGCCGCCGCTAAAACGACAACCGGAAAAACTGTCTCGTTTGGTCGCAGTCCAGCACAAAAAGCAAGGCAATCGGCAGAAAAGCATTACAACACATGGGTTCATGATATTGGCGCAAAAGGTTCTGCTCCAAAATCCCTTGCAAAATACTATGAAGAGAAGTATAATAGCTCTCCTGCCTACCAATTACTGATAGGATACAACCATGCAGTGGAAAAAGGGGATATTCATTCTCTTGTAGGCTTTGCACAGTATCAAAAATCAGCAGCAGAAATCAAAAAAAGTATTGTCGGAGTCACTACTTCAACTGGTGTCACCATCGAATCTTTCGCTACTCATTTTATTGACCGAATTATTGGCCAAACTTCCACCCCGCATTCTGGTATGCGTTGCGGAGTATCGATTGAGGATGCAAAAGATGCACTGATTCATCCGGTAAGAGAAGGAAAAATAAGGACCTTAGCTGGTGGTGATGTTCGGCAAACTTTTTACGGAAATCACGCGGCCGTTACATTCAGTATTCGCGATAAGCGATTAATTCAGGCAAATCCACGTTAAGGAGGAAAAGGTAATGCTAAAATTTACAGAAAAAGATCGCGTATTTATTAAACAAAATTTTGATAATGCAGAAGCGTTACTAAATTCAGAAAACCTCGACGATGTTCTGGATCCACTCTATGATCTTATTGATGACAAAGGCTTTGCCCCTCCGGATTACGAGGAATACAACGATTTCGGTCGTGAAGCTCAGAAAATCTATGACAGCATTTATTATAATAATTAAACCGCCCAGCATAAAGCTCGGCGGTATTTTTATACCCAATTTTAGAAACAGGCAGCCTTTTTTGAGGGCTGCTTTTTTCATACCTTTTTAGGAGGTGATCTTCCCTATCTCGTCCTTGATATGACGTTAAAAGGTCTATTTTTCATACCTTTTTCCCCTCGCAGGGATTTAAAGAACGAGGGGCTGTTCAGTCGCAGAGCGGCTGCGGATTTATAAATTAAAACAATTTACAACAGGAGGATTTTAAAATGGATTTATCAAAACTTTTTGGCGACAAGGCATTGACCTATACTGGATTCAGTAAGGCTGTGACCGATGGAAAAATCAAACTTGCGGACTTGTCGGAAGGAAATTATATAGACAAGGGCAAGCTTGACGATGCAAAATCCGAACTCAAAACTGCCAATGATACCATTGCAGACCTGCAGGGCAAGGTGAAAGAATTTGACGGTGTTGATGTTAAGCAACTAAAAAAGGACGTCGAAGACGCGCAGACTAAATATAATACCGATATCGGCGCACTCAAAAAGTCCAGTGCGATTAATCTCGCCTTAGTGGGCGCTAAAGCCCGTGACGTTAAGGCTGTGCTTCCTTTTGTCAATATGGATGCCGTAACCGTTGACGGTGATAAGGTACTCGGACTTGATGAGCAGGTACAGAATCTTAAGAAAGACAAGGCTTTCCTTTTTGAAGAAGAAAAGCCGACCGAAAACAACCAGACTGCCGGACATGTAACCAGTGCAGGAGAGCATCATGACTCCCCTGATACTGGACTCGATACATTCGCCGCGGCAGCTTACAAAGCCGCCGGAATAACTCCGGCAGAAGAAACAGGAGGTAAAGAATAATGCCTAACTCTATTGACTACGCACAAAAATTTGTCCCCGTCATCGATGGGATTTATAAGGCCGCATCTGTCACCAATGGCATGGACGCAGCTACAAAGCCGGATTTCACCGGCACGAATGAAGTAAAAATCATGAAGGTGGAAACATCCGGACTCGGTGATTACAGCCGTCAAAACGGATATCCGCACGGCAGCACCACTGTTAGTTGGGAAACTCTTAAACTGACAGAAGAGCGCGGTACCGAAATCAATATCGACCGTATGGACAATGAGGAAACACTTGGAATGGCATTCGGCGCTGTAACCGGCGATTTCATGCGGATCCATGTTATTCCTGAACTGGACGCCTATCGTTTTGCAAAGTATGCCAGTGCCTCCGGCATTCAGAAAGCAACTGCTGCCGCACTGACTAAGGATACCATCATCCCTGCAATTGATGAGGCCGTGAAAGCACTGGACAGTGCCGAAGTGACCGCCGAAGGCCGCCGTCTGTATATCAGCAGTGACCTAAAGCCGATGCTTGCACAGGCATTGAACCGTCAGTATGGCAGTGACAATGCAGTAAACAATCAGCTGCAGAGCTACAATGGTCTTCCGATTGCCTATGTCCCCCCGACGCGCTTTCTGACAGCGATCACACTAAACAGCGGTGCAGATAAATTCGGCTTTGAAAAGGGCGTCAACGCGTCAGCAATTAACTTCATGCTGATTGACCCGAAAGCCATTACGCAGGTTGTTAAATTTGCACTGCCGAAAATCTTTGACCCGGATACCAACCAGAAAAATGACTCCTGGTTATTCCAGTACCGCGAATACCATGATGCGTTTGTACTGGACAACAAGGCAGACGGCATCTATCTGCACGCACAGCCGACCGCTTGAGGTGATAAAACATGCTGATTAAAAATGGCGGAATCTACCGCAATATTGAAAGTAAGAATTTCCTCCATTACAAGGAACAAGGATATGAAGCGGCCAATCCGGAACAGTCCAGTGACCCTGCTGCTTCAAAAGATGGTCCGGAACAATCCGAGACACCGGATCCTGAAAAGCCCGAAAAACCGAAAGGAAAGTGATTTGCTTGTATGCAGATTTTACTTACTATCAGGGGACCTACCACGGTTCCCTCGTGTCGGAAAACGATTGGCCAGTCGTTGAACGAGAGGCCGAAGGGTATGTTAACCTGCTTACTTACTGGCGGTTAAAGTGGAATCACACCGAAATCATACCGGATGAGGTCAAAATGGCGGTGTGTGCGGTCGCAGAAGTCGTACTGGACGAACATACGGCCGTTAAAAAAGCGATGGATCACGTCGATGTTAAATCATACAGCAACGACGGCTACAGCGAAACCTATGAATCTGCACAGGTCATTAAAAGCCAGTATGCGGCGCAGAAAGAGGATGCGATAAATCTGTATCTTCCTATTTCTCACCCTCTGCGCTATGCGGGGGTGGACTGATATGCAGATGGCAAATCAAACGGTTACCTATTATCATTTGGATGATG